CGTCGCAAGACTACATACAAGGGAGCCTCAGCTAAGAAGACCTCAGGTATCGTACCTCGTACTGACAACCAAGGTAAGTTACTCCAAGCCTTAAACAATAGCAGTCAGGTGTTTATCCTTGGGCCAGCTGGTACAGGTAAGACCTACGTCACTGCCACCTACGCAGCTGACCAGTACACACTCAAGGAGGTTGACAAGATCGTGGTCACCCGTCCTCACGTAGCTGTAGGTAAGGAACTAGGGTTCTTGAAAGGAGACCTACATGAGAAGACTATGCCTTGGGCTTTACCTGTCTTGGACGTTCTGGAGAAGCACCTTGGCAAGGGAGCAGTCGAAACAGGGATCAAGAATGGTAACATTGAGATGGCTCCTCTTGCTCTTATGCGGGGCCGTAGCTTCGATAATGCCTTCATAATTGTAGACGAGGCACAGAACATCACAACACATGAACTTAAGATGCTGTTGACACGGGTAGGTGAAGGCTCTACGATTGTCCTTAACGGTGATGCACAACAGTCAGACTTGAAGGAAGCAGATGGTCTATCTAAAGTTATTCACCTAGCTAAGAAGCACATGCTTGATGTACCTATCATTGAGTTTGGGGTTGACGACATTGTTAGAAGTGGTATATGTGCTGAGTGGGTTAAGGTATTCATGAAGGAGAACTTGTAATGGCTAAGTGGAACATAGAAAATCTGGCACACGCAGATGTAAAGCAACACGAGTACGAGGATGTAGTTAACAAACCTGCTCACTACGGTGATGGTGAGATCGAATGTATTGTCTACATGAAGGACAACATGGACCACATGATGTTCATGGGCTACCTAGAGGGCAATGCTAAGAAGTACATGCACCGATACCGATACAAGGGTAAACCAGTAGAGGACCTACGCAAGGCACGGTGGTACTTGGATCGTTTGATTACTGAGATGGAAGGGGGTTAGTATGTTTAGTTTGATTGCTGTAGTCTGCCAAGGTTTTGTTTGTGTAAGCTTCACCCCTCCTAAAGTCTACACTACTGAGACGGCTTGTATGGAAGATGCCCTAGTTTTATACCAAGTTGTTCAAAGCAATCCTGATAAAGAACTTATTAACATGGACTGCTACGAGTGGCAGGATCAAGTGTAACTTCTCTTAGCTCAACTGGATAGAGCAAGTCACTTCTAATGACTAGGTTGTAGGTTCGAGTCCTACAGAGAAGACCAAACAAAAGCCCCCTTGGATTTCTCCTTGGGGGCTTACTTATTTTAGTAACCTGACTTCTTCTTAGTCTTCTTCGCTGGGTGTTTGTCACCCTTCATTAACTTTCCATTGGGCATGTAGTGGTAGCCCTTAGGTGCTTTCTTTCTGGTAGGTTTCTTAGCCATTATCTTGCCCTCAACAATTCTTCCAAGTGTTTGATAGTTATGTTGGCCTCTGCCAGTGAAGCCTTCATGTCACTCATCTCAAGCAACAGTTTCTCTTTATCTTCTGATAGCTTGTCAACTTTCCTGACAAGACCCTCGACTTGTTCCTTCAAAGTCTCATTAAACTGTGCCACAGTAGCCCCGTCCTTCATACTCTTTTCATGTGTTAACTTGGCTTTCTGCGACAGGAACCCCCATAGGCCAGCCGAACCTATGACAGCAATGATAACGGGAAGGAACTGTTGGTAGTCCATTAACTAAACCTTTTCTTTTCTAGTATTTGTCTTTGGGTTAGGTTTGCTAAGTAAAGTGAGTGGAAGGACATCCACACGAGAGCTAAGGTATGGAACCATTCGGATATACTGTGGTGTACCATACCCCTAGTGACTGATGTCCTCCCTTCTAGAGTTGCTATAGAGTAAACAAACTCTGTAGTATGAGGAGTGTGCATTAGTAGAAGGGTTAAGACGTAGGCTGAGAGTACTGTGTCAATCAGAAGAATAAACTTCAGTAAAGACTTACTACCCCAGATAGTAATAGGGATGACAGCTGCACTTGCTGCACCCCATGAGATAATTAACCAATCAGGAAAACAAGAAGGGTCAACTCGAAAGAACATACCCGCTACAATTACTCCCCAGAAGGAGTAGGTAAGCATCTGGGCGGGACCGTTAGCATTAGATACTTGCTTGTAAGTCTTCCTGAGTCCTGTCATCATCCTCTGTACCTGCCTAATGTTATTGTCTTAAGGAAGCCTCTCCAGATTTCCTGAGGAGACGGTAGTACCCAGCCTAAGATTAGTAGAAGGATGACCCACATAGGGATGTCTTGGTTCATCACGTTCAGTGAGTCGATAGAACCACTAGGGGTGACACCAGTGTTGACTGTATCAGCCTTGATGATGTCACCTACCTGAGCACCTGTCTGGTTGTTCTCCTGCCCCGCCTGTACGTTAGCTGCTACGTTAGGGCCACCCCCACCTAGAAGGGAGAGGGGACTACCTAAGCAGCCTGACAGGAGGAGTATGAGGGTGAGGGGAGCTAGGAGTTTCATTAGTTGGCTTCGGCTCTTAATGCGTTAGCTAAAGCCTCCATTCTTGGGATAATTCCTGCACGTCCATTTTGCACTGCATTACGGTACTCGTCGTTGTTAAGAAACTCGTCAGCTGCTTCAGTAAACCTACCTTGGTTTATCAAACTTTTTGTGACAGGGCTACCTGCAATACCACCTCTAAACCAACTTTGGGCTATCATAAGTTTTAAGTTTGGTGAGAAATTATCAAAGGAAGGAAGACCTGCACGAATAGCAGGTAGTCTCTTGTTGATGTCCTGTACAAGGAGAGCTTCAGCTTCTTGTTGAGTAATTCTCTGACCTACTTGGACGTCAGGCCCGTAATGTCCATACCCAATAGTAAGTTCAGCTTCTCCTCGTGTAGCCCTGTAAGGCTCTGCTCTAAAGCTTTCTTCTTCTTTAAGAAACTCTGTCAAGTCCGTAAGAAAAGTATCCTCTTGTGCTTCTCCAGCTGGAGGAGTAGCTTGAGATTGAGTAAGGGGAGTACCAAAAGTAACAGGCTCTCTTGTCATAAGGGCATTGTAAGTTGCCCCATCAAAGACACCTGTCTGATTGAGGTTACCTGCACGTCTCTGATACTCTAGAGCAGCTGCTTGAGTCTTGCCACCGTAGATACCGTCAACATCCCCTACTGCGAAACCTTGGTCTGTAAGTCTCTGCTGTAGTTCCCTGACACCCTCGCCTCTGTCTCCTCTCTCGAAGACTGCAAAAGGTTCTTGTTGCTCTTGTGTGTTAGTCTCAACCATTTTAGTTACCTAATGCCCGTTGCTTGAAATCATTGAAGAGGACTACGTTGTCCTCACGGTTAAAGGGGGTCAGACCCACCCTTTCACGGTATGCGTTAAGTTGAGGAATACCATCATCCTTTCCTGCACCAACACCTCTTCCAACTTGGTGATGGCTCATAACATGTGTGATCTCAGGGTTTGTTCTAACAAGGTATTCAGACAGCCAAGCAGCAGCTTCTGTTGCTGCTTCTGGTGTACCACCTTCTTCACTAAGTCCCTCTACTTCTATTCCCAGAGAACCTGTGTGCATTCCAGAGACATGGTTGCCCCTTCTAGTGTCAGGAGTAAGTCTAAATATCCTACCGCCTTGATCGACGAACCACTGAGTTGTTACGGTACTTCTTGCGTTCAGGAAGTGGCCTAGTCCATTAAGTTCTACTCTTTGACCAGAGCCATCAACTGCATCTGTTTCGTGTAGGACAAGCACTCTTGGGACCATCGTGCTCCCGCCGCCTACTTTACCTACAATCATATCCGATACGTCAATAATCTCTCTTTCTTCACCACCCATGTTGATTCTTGAGACTGTTCCAGTAAACTGGTTTCCTTCAATTCGCCTACCAAAAAGGTTGCTTGCACCTCCATCCCTATCCTCACCTACCCAATCTTTTGTACTAACAGTTGTTATGTTGTCATCGGAAAGAGTAGGTACTCGGTATGGGTCTGTACTAGCCCTGTTAGTAAGATCAACGGGAACATTCTCTTCAATCCAAGAAGCTAATTCAGGGTCTTGCCAGTTACCTGTTGGAGAAAGACCATTATCTTCTTGGAAAGATTTTAATGCGGCTTCAGACATAGGTCCCCAATCTCCGTCAACTGGCGTTCCGATTAAACCTTGGATTGAACGAACATTCGTAGGGGAACTAACTGCTTCTGATCTAAAGGTGAGATTATTGGCGTCAGTAGACGGAATAGTTTCTGTAGTTTCTACAGCAGGAGAACCATCAGCAGAGGATGGCTGACCAAGAGCCTGAGCACTCATTGCTCTAAAGGTATTCTCATCAAGCACTCCGTCTCTAGGTAAACCATTCCTTTCTTGAAAGGCTTGCACCTCATCCATGTCAGGACCATCAGTCATGATACCTCTAGTTGGGCTAACCTCAGTAGCAACAACCATGTCTCTCCAGCTGCGACTTGGCGCACTAACAGGTTCGCCTGTATCTAAACTGGTAGCCGTTACTGGAGGTGGGGAAAGAGTTTGCCTAGCAGGAGGAAGAGTTGCCTCTGTGATAGGCGTCCCTGTGTCCATTCCCTGACTGTTATAGAAAGAGACAACAGCTTCCTTCTCTTCTGGAGAGAGTTGATCAAATGAAAGTTCAGCCATGTTATTATTCTCCTTTGAATCTTGTGACACCTTCAGGGTCAACAAAGAAAACATTATTAGGAATGCGATCAAAAGCTTCTTGTTCACTCATAGTATCCCAGAAAGGTTGAATGGGGCTAGTCCTGCTACCGTTTCCTGTGACAGTACCTAGACGGTCTGTACGTTCTACAATAGTTCCTGAACCTAGTGGATCACCGTCACCCCTATCATTGTTAGCAACCCTTGACCCTTCTCTCTTCTGTGACACAAGACCTGTTGGGTCTCTGTAGTAGGCCCCAGTTGGTACAGCTTGGAACATCTCAGCAGTCATACCCGTTTCAGTAGTGAAGGTAATAGGGTCTTGCTCAGTGCCTGAACCCTGTACTCCCATAGAAGCAAGGGGAGCCTCAGTAGGT